GAGGATAAGAATGGAAAAAAATGAAGAAAAAAAAATAGTGTATATGGAGTGCGACCATTGTAAACAAAAATTTAGTCATTTAGAAATGTATTTTTTTCAAACACATAATCCTAAAATTTACAATGAGTATCACCATTTATGTAGAACTTGTTATGAAGTATGTATGCACACATCAATCAATGGTGTAAGTCATGACTGACAAACCATCAGTAACTAAATTAGATTTTAGTCGTAGTCCTGTTGTTGCAGACTTTATGCAATCAAAAGGATTTGTAAGAGGTATCATGGGTCCGGTAGGAAGTGGTAAGTCGTATGCGTGTTGTGCTGAATTATGGAGACGAGCAATACAACAAAAGCCTTCACCAAGAGATGGTATCAAACATAGTCGCTTTGCTATTGTAAGAAACACGCACCCTATGTTGCGAACCACTACACTCAAGACTTGGTTGGAGTTGATGCCGGAACATATATGGGGTCATGTAAAATATGCGCCACCAATAACGCATCATATCACTTTACCTAGCAAAGAGGGTGCGGCTGGAATAAATTGTGAAATAATTTTTTTAGCCTTAGATGACCCTAAAGATGTACGAAAACTTTTATCTTTAGAATTAACCGGTGCCTGGGTTAATGAGTGTCGTGAATTACCCAAAGCTGTTATTGATGGATTGACACACAGAGTAGGAAGATATCCAAGCAAAGCAGATGGTGGACCTACTTGGCATGGAGTAATTTTAGATAGTAACCCCTGCGATACGGACCATTGGTATTATCATTTAGCTGAGGGCAAAGATAGACCAAGAGGTAAATATGCCTGGGAGTTTTTTAAACAACCATCAGGTGTTATTGAGATGGATATACAAGATGTACCAGAGGATATGCCGGAGGCACATGGATTTATAAACGCTTGTCAAAAATGGTGGCGAACAAATCCACAAGCTGAAAATTTGCCGAACCTTCCTACTGGTTATTATGAACAACTACTCGGAGGTAAAAACTTAGACTGGATAAAATGTTATGCTCAAGGTAAATACACCTATGTACAAGAAGGCATGCCTATTTGGCCAGAATATGATGATACAACTATGGCAAGTGATTTAGAAGTTGAGCCTGGTATTCCGGTACAGGTTGGGATTGACTTTGGTTTAACGCCAGCTGCAGTATTTGCACAGCGTATGAAAAATGGCACTTGGCATATTATACATGAGTTAGTTACCTTTGATATGGGTTTAAATAGATTTGTTACCATGCTCAAAGAAGAGATGGGAATATATTTTCCAGGGTGTCAGTTTATGGTATGGGGAGACCCTGCAGGCCAACAAAGAGACCAGATATATGAAACTACAGCTTTTGACCATATGCGAACTATGGACATAGTAGCACGCCCTACAGCCACTAATGATTTTAAAGTTAGACGAGAGGCTATGGCTATACCCATGCAACGACTTATACATGGAAAGCCAGGTTTTCTTGTGAATAAAAAATGTGAACGATTACGCAAGTCTTTATCTGGAGGCTACCATTTTAAAAGAATATCTATGGGCGCTGGTCAAGAAAGATATCGTAGCACACCAAATAAAAACGAACACTCGCATATTGGAGATGCAGCTGGATATTGTTTGCTAGGCGGAGGAGAACATAGAGACATGACAGTGCGAAAAAGAGCAGGGGCAAAAATTATGCAACCAAAAGCTAAAGTATTAGACTTTGATGTTTTCACCGCATGAACTTAATACAATCATGCGTTTGGATTGGCCGAAACAAAGAATAGTCCGCTGGCACCCTACGCATTTTAATATGATGACTCTAAATGAATTTGATAAAAGAAACTTACCTGTTTATCAATCAAAGATGAACCTTTTTGAAAACCTTATTGACAAAGGTTTATGCTTTACTGGTATGCAGGAAAAAAAAATATATGCTATGTTTGGTATGTGGGAACTATGGTCTGGAGTATACGAGGCATGGCTCATTCCTAGTGCAGATATTTCTGAAAAAACTTTTAGGTTTCATAGAAGTGCAAAGCTATTTTTTGACTATGCTGTGAACAAACTGAGTATAAAAAGATTACAAATCATGGTTTGTTCTGATAATGTTCTGGCTGTTCGTTGGGCAAAGGTATGTTACTTTGAAATTGAGGGTACTGCTAAAAAGTGGGGGCCTTTAGGAGAAGATTATTATATGATGGCAAGGGTATTTTAAATGGGCGGATTATTCAGTTCACCAAAACCACCACCCCCACCACCAACACCAGAGGTGGATAGAAGAAGTGCTGCTCTAGAAGAACAAGAAAGAAGAGAGAGAAAAAGTCTGCGTGCAAGAAGAAAAGCAAGAACCCAATCTGCAAGAGCATTGATGACACAAGTAAGAACTTCACCGGTAACTGGTGAGGGTTCTGATTACGGACAGGGTACAACTTTAGGACCAGATGTTAGAAATCCAAGATAAAATGCCAAAAAGAGAATACATTAGAAACCCAAGACTTAAACCACAACCCAAAAAAAAGGAGAGTAAATAATGTATCATGCTGGTAAAAAAAAGAAAAAAAATTTAAAAAAAGCTATGGCGAAAAAATATGGTAAGAAAAAAACATAGAGAAATACAATGGTGGCAAAAAGGTTTCAAAATCCTAAAGGCGGCCTTAATGAGGCTGGAAGAAAACATTTTAAAAAAACTGAAGGGGCTAATCTCAAAAGACCAATTAAGAGTGGGAACAATCCTCGTAGGGTTAGTTTTGCTGCTCGTATGGCTGGTGTAAAAGGTCCTATGAAAGATGACAAAGGCAGACCTACAAGAAAAGCGTTAGCCTTGAAAGCCTGGGGATTTGGAAGTGTTGCTGCTGCAAAATCGTTTGTAGCAAAAAATAGAAAGACATAAATGGCATTAGAGGTAAAAGAATTAAAAAAAAGATATAAGGTTTGTGAAACACGCAAAGAAATGTGGCGTAACATCTATGAAGAGGCTTACGAATTTTGCTTACCTATGCGTAACCTTTATGACGGATATGCAGAACAGGACACGCCTGGTCAAAACAAAATGAAAAGAGTGTTTGATAGCACTGCTATACACTCAACATCAAGATTTGCAAATAGAATACAATCTGCTTTATTTCCTCCACAACAACAGTGGTGCAGATTAAGACCTGGGCCAGATGTGCCGCCAGAAAGAAAAGTAGAGGCGCAACAAATATTAGACCAGTACACTACAAAAATGTTTAGTGTAATGCGTCAGTCTGGTTTTGATTTAGCTATTGGAGAATTTTTATTAGACCTGGCGGTAGGAACTGCGTGTATGCTCATACAAAAAGGAGATGAGTTGCAACCAATTAGATTTACAGCGATACCAATGTATCAAGTAACTTTTGATGAAGGTCCTATGGGTAAACCAAACTTTGTATATCGTAGATTTAAAAAACCTTTTGAGGCAATACAAAAAGAGTTTCCAGAAGTAGACATGCCAGATGAACTCATACAAAAATATCAAGAAAGACCTATGGAGAAAGTTGAGTTGCTAGAGGCAACATATCCTAATGAAGATGGTGAATATGATTATTGTCTTATGACTATGGAAGGTGATTATAAAATACTACATAAAGTTTTAAAATCCTTTCCTTGGGTTATATCAAGATACATGGTAGCCCCAGGTGAGATTTATGGTAGAGGTGTTTGTTTGTATGCTTTGCCAGATATTAAAACTCTTAACAAGGTTGTAGAATTAAATTTAAAAAACGCCAGTCTAAGTATTGGTGGAGTCTTTACTGCAGTTGATGATGGTGTCATTAACCCTCAATCAATTCAAATTGTACCTGGTGCAATCATTGGTGTATCAAGTAACGGAGGTCCAAGAGGCCCAAGTCTTGCCCCACTACCTAGAAGTGGAGATGCAAACCTTTCCTCTTTGATTGCAAATGATTTGCGTATGAATATTAAAAAAACTTTACTTGATGAAAGTTTACCGCCAGATAATATGTCTGCTCGTTCTGCAACAGAAATTGTTGAAAGAATGAAAGAACTCAGTCAAAATCTTGGTGCTGCATTTGGACGATTAATAAATGAAACAATGACACCGATAATTACTAGAACACTTGAACTTATGGACCAAGAAGGATTGATTGAATTACCTTTAAAAATCAATGGTTTAGAGGTAACTATTGAACCACAATCTCCACTAGCCATGGCTCAGAACATGGAGAAAGTTGGTAATGTTTTACAGTTCTTACAAATATCTCAAGCCTTAGGTGGCGCAGGTAATGCTCTGGTAAATCCAGAGGCAGTTGGTGATTATTTACTTGACAATTTAGGAATAGATGCAAATTTAAGAACAACGCCAGAACAAAGAGCAGCAATAGTACAACAGGCTCAACAACTTCTTGCACAGCAACAGGCTATGCAACAACCAGGGCAAGGGGCAAATAGTCCTGGTGCTAATGTTACGCCAGATGTAAGACAAGCTATTGCTGCAGGTGAAGGCGGTCCACCGGAGGCTATTAGTCCAGATGAGGAAATGG